GCGCACCGATCATGGCGTTGGGATATTGCTGCCACCATCCGAGAATTTGCGTCTCGTCTCGAGTCGCGTCCTTGAAGCCGCTCGGCGTGAGCGGTTTCTTGTCGATCGGATTGCAGGGAAAGATCGAAATACCGCAACGCGCATAATCGAGCGCGGCTTCGAGCGCTGTGGGAGTGTTGGTTTGGGTCTGCGGCATTACTTGATCCTCCCTCCGAGATACTGAATAAAAAGATCGAACAGGAACTTGCCCTGCTTTGGCGACGGTTCGAACCCTTGAGTGGCGTAGAGCGCCATCTTGTGAATGAACTCATGCTTGTCCGGAGGCAGGCGATTGATTTGGCGCTCCACGAACAGCGCGACTTCGCTGAATTCGAGCTTGCCATCGGTGCGAAACCTCGCCTCCGCCGCACGCACGCCCTTCTCGTAGCGGACCTCATGAGCTCTCGCGATTTGAGCCCGGACCTCTTGTCGAAATTTTTCGCTTACCCCACCGTTCTCGATACGATCGGCGAGGGCATGAACGTCAACGTCGATGGCGCCCTTAAGGAGACGCTGAACACCCGATTTTGCGCCCTCGACATCGCCCGGCTCGTTGCTGGACAGCATGCGGATACATGCGACCAGCTTGCGCACGATGTCGCCGAGCGGATCACGGGCGGGCGCGTTCATTTCAGTCCCCAGCACCGCTCACGATGACCACAAACACGACAGCGCCAATCGCTCGGATCGTCATAGGCGCGCGGCAGTAGCTCCCCGGCGCGCGTCGCTGCGATGATATTGGCAGCGCGATCGCTCCAAAACTGCGCGCGCTCGGCACTGAATGGCACGAGGAAATGTAGCCACTCGCAGGTGTCAGCGTTCACGGCGGTGAACAGCGCCGGGTTAACAACGTCGAGGTAGGCTTGATAGATCGAGACTTGCGCGGCGTATTGCGGGAAGGTCTTTTCGAGGCCGTCGCGTTCCAGTGCGCGCCAGTTCTTGGCGTTGACGGCCTTGCATTCCCAAATCAAGGGGAAAATCAAATAGACGCCCGGCAGGTCGGGGCCGTGAATGATGATGCCATCAGCGTGTCCGCGCAGCGCACCATCTGCCGCGGTGAACGCAAGCGCCTCCGCTGGTGCAAACTTGAAACCAGCCGCGATGAGATGCTGACGCGCACGCTGCTCGAAATAATGCCCACGATCGAAAATTTCGCGCGTTCTGGCCGGGAGCTCAGGCTTGCACCACCATGTATATTGAACGCGACGCGCGCATTCGTACCCGATGATCGATGCGCCTAAATACGGACGCGGAAGTTCGACTGTCGCCGCAGCCGCGCGCTCGATCGCAGCATTGATGGCGCCGTTAATCGGTTCGAGAGAAAGCGTTTGTCGGTTCAGGTTGATCATTAGAGGTCGCCCCCGTTATCGAACTCGCCGAGAGCAACATCTTTGTGAGTACGCCCACACCTGATATCCGAGATGGTAGAGGCGGAAACTTTGTACTCCTGCGCCAATTCGGCATTTGTGACGAAATCAAGTCGTTGCTTAATTCGAAGAACGTCTTGTGGTGTAAGAGGACGAAGAGCGTTCCCGTCGTGCCATTTTATGTCTAGACGATTGCGAGACCTGGTTGCGTATTCGAGATTGATGAGACGGTTGTCGGTTGGAATTCCATTCAAGTGCCTTATTTCCAACTCCTGGGGGCGCGGGCCAACAAAGGCCAGCAGGACGAGTGCATGAACTCGCGCAATGATATGCTTACCGCCCTTACCTCCGCGTCCCAGAACAACATGATAATGTCCGCTGCGCGTAGACCCCGGGCGCAATATCCGTTCGCAAACGAAACGGCGACCTCCTTGGTGATATACCGTGCGGCCTAGACCTCGTACGCGACCAAGATCACTAACTTGATACGCGCCCTCGAACCCGGGAATGTCACGCCAAATTTCGTTGTTCACTGTTGCGTCCCTTCATTCAGAGCGTAGGAACCTCGTCATTGAGTTCATCTGCGGTCATTAAAGGTCCCCCAGCCGCAGCGTTCACCTGACGCGCGATCACGCTTGCGTTCGATTTCCTTGAGACACCTTTGTCGCTCAGATCGCGCGCGATCGTCGCCTTGCGGATCAGCGGCATGGCCTTAAGCAGAAACGTGGTGATGTCCTCGCGCGACCACTGGGTGAGCGGCTTCGACCAATCGAGGCTGGAGCAGGCATCAGCGAGCTCGGGCAGAATCGCCGCCACCGCGCCGGCGTCCCATGGCTGCGGGTCGAGGGCGGTCATCCTGATGGTCTGCTCGATGTCGATCTGCTCGGCGGTCGCCTGCTCGGCGCGCTTACTGATCCAGGCGAACAGCATCGCGCAGAGAACCCATCCCCACTCGGTATCGGAGAGTCGCCCGATCGGCGTGCCGGGAGGAATGGGGCCGTCCATGTGGACGACCCCGCGCGCGGCCGCGATAGCGGCAGCGGTGGCGTCCCGCTGCCACTGGTCTTCGATGACGGACAGCGAGACCTGTCCGATCGGGTTGCGGATCCTGCTCACTGCGCCCACCCCGGCCGCTCGACCGGCGCCGCAGAAGCGGAGGGTGTCGGCGCAACAGCATCGGCTCCGTCGCCGTTGAATGGCGGCGGCTGCTCGATCGAATGCCACTCGTTCTTATCGGGTGTGATGACACCGATGAGGACGTTCTTGTCCGGGTAATTCTCGCCCGGCTTATTCTTGTTCGGCCCGCCCTTCTCGGTGCCGATCTTGCCTATGAAGCACCTGCCCTGGAACCACTTGAGGCTGACCGTGCGAGCCGCGCGCGCCTCCGCGCTCTTATCATCGGGCTTGAGACCAAGCACGCTGTCGAGAATGGCTTTGAGCACGGCGATATTGCTCTGCGCCATTTTCTTCTGCCCGTCGGTCGTGCCGCTGATGAGCAGGTTGTTCCAGAACTTGCGCCCCTTGTAGGTTCCGTCGAGAAGGGTGAACTCGATGTCCAGCATCTCGCAGTCACCATTCGCGCTGCGCTTGCACATGCCGTCCTCGCCGACACCGCCGGCACGGATATAAATGGAGAGGCCTGCGATTGTGGGGTCCGGAATTAACTCAAACGACGGTGGCGGTGCATCGGTATAGTCGATCGGCATCGGGTGCCTCCTCTAGCTGCGAGCGGATTGCTCGGGTGAAACAACGTCGAAGGGTTTGCGCTGACCGGGACCGGTGAGCTTCTCGATCAACCGACCGAGGCTCGGGGGCTCGATCTGCTCAAGCCGGCCAGAGCGGTCTTTCGCCGGGAAGCCAAAGGAGTTTGGGTTCGTGCAGACGAATGCGCGCACCGGCGGCTTGCCATCGCCGAAGTTGATCCAGTTCATCGTGATGATTTCATCGACGATGGCCGGCAACTCGCGTCCGGTCTTGTTGCCTTCGAGCTGGGGCTGCCACGTCGATATATTGAATTCGTCGGTATTCTTCTCGAGCACGGCCACGAATACGACATTGCGTCCGCGCGCTTGCTGCAGTTGGTGACACCAGCCCAGCATGCCGCGGGCGTGCAACCCATAGACCGCACGCAGATCCTTGCGTCCCCGGTCGGTAAACGCCTCCGGCTGCTGTTCGGCCCAGGTGAAGCAGAGCCGGCCGGCCGCGGTCATGCTGTCGATGAACAGGGTCGTGAAGGCCGCGAGCCGCGCGAGCTCGGGGTTCTTCATCACCTCGTTGTAGTGCGCCTCGGAATAAGCGACGTTCGCGGGCAATGCCGGATTAGGGCCGCCCAGGACACAGGCGACGTCGCGGCATTCCTGCCACGTGCGCGGCCGCACGCTGGCGATCGGCAGGTCCGCGACTGCGATGTCCCCCGCCTCGATATCGACGAACAGGGTTGACGCCAGCATTGCCGAGGCCATGGTACGCAACAGCGACGTCTTGCCGACGCCGGAGGGACCGACGATCAGGATTTTGGCGCCGGATCGCTCTTTTAAACGGGTATCCGCATCGATGATTTTCATGATGATGTCCCCGCCCTGAGATGTTTCCGGATAATCGTCCGCAGATTTCTCTCGAACGCAGGGTTCACACGATTACCCCGGTGAACGCGAACGAGGCCGTCGCCGTTGAAATGCACCTCGGTATGCCGACCGGCTTGATAGATGCGGTCCACCTCAAAGCCGGCCGCACGTAGGGTGACGATGGCGTGACGAAGCGGGGCGCGCATCAGAACCCCCCTCGCTCGGCAAAGGCAGCAATTTCGGCGGCGAGTTTCAGCGGGATGACGAGGAGAGGTTCACGCCGATCGGCGCGCACGATCAGCATGTCAGCGTTATCGAGCCATTTATAGAGTTCACGGAATCCATTCCCGCGGCACTTGACTTCGACCCGGCGATCGATACCGAGAACGGGCACGCTGACATCGCCGCCAAAGCGGCCGCGGGCCGCGCCGGAAAGCGGAACACGCTCGGCCGCAAAGCCGCGATCCTGAAGCAAGCGCACGATGGCACGCTCAGTGCGGTTGCCCTTGTCACGTGATGCGCGGCTCATCGGCTCCTCACTCGCGCTAGCGCAGCCGCATATGCGCGGATGTCATCGAGCTTAGCGGGCCGACGCTTCCGCTGCTTAGGAGGCCGACGATTTTGCGCCTGCTCGGAGCGCGTTGCCCACCTGCAGTTCTCAGGAGAATAGGGGCCGTTGTTATCGATGCGATCGAGGGTCAGCCCGGGCGGCGGATCCAGCACATCGGCAAAATAACCTTCGAAACTGTCCCAATGCTCGCAGGGGCCAATGCCGCGTCCGCCGTAATCAGGATACGCTCGATTGTTCGGGTTGAAGCAGCGCTGCCGCATGCTGACCCAACGATTGTAGATACTGGTATGATTGCCGCGCTTGGCGTGGCCGTGCTTCGTGCTGCGGGCTCTTGTTTTCTCTCGGATCAGACATCCGCAACTGCGCGACAACCCTCTACGTAAATTGGAGCCGAACACGAGACGTTCGGTGTCGCAGTCGCAAACGCAGTACCAAAGAGCAGCGACTGCGTGGTCTGCCTTGCCATAGCGCTTTCGCTCTGGATGCAGTGCACGCACGCGCCAGCGGCCAAATTTCTTTCCGACGAGATTAATCAATCTGCCCATGACCGCGACCGACGAACAAAGTGACAAACAGGAAAAAACCAAAAAAGAGGCGCCCCATTTGTGAGGCGCCAGTCGGGACCAGCTCATTAGCGGGGGTTGGCGAGGCAGCGGCGGATCACGCTATAAAGACGAACGAGACCGATCTTCCGCACCGCTTCGTCCCGCGCGGACTCGGAGGCGGAATTCCACCCAGCGATGATGTTAGCTATTGCGCGATTATCGTGATCACGCTGAGCCGCCTGAGTTGCCGCCAGCTGTGTTGCCTGAGTTGCCGCCAGAATTCGCCTTTCGTGCGCCTTCAATACCCTGCTGAGCCGCGAAGGATGCACTTTGAAGGACGCGGCGATCTCCGCCTTTGTCTGCTTGTACTGATACGCCCCGGTCGCCACGCCAGCGGCGAGCGCAAGGCGCTTATTGGGGCTCAATTTCTGGTGTGCGAGACTGTGGCCAGAAATCGCGCCGTTGCCATTTCCGTGAGAAAGTGTAGAAGTCATATTGCTTGCGCCTCCGGGCGCGAGGTTCCCTGACCGAGAACCATTCGGTGGAGCACCGTTCGCGCGGTGCTCCCCACCACCTTCTTCAGATGAACCGCTCGGCCGCTAAGGCGGTGGAAGAATACGACCGAGACGGATTTCAGATCATGCAGCCTCTGGCGAACGCGGCGTCTGCCCCACGCGTCGCGTAGCGGCTTCGCGCGAGTTCTTACGATCCCAAGCCTCAAGCGCGTCGACTTCGCGGTAGCGGCGACCATTGACGTAGACGCATTTGGGGAAGCCGAGGTCCGGCTTTGCGTCCCATCGGCGCAGCGTAAAGGGATGGACGTTGTAGCGTTGCGCGGCGAGCCGATCGGAAATCAGGACCGGTTTCTTGGTGGCCTCGACCATGATGGTTCGCCTCGGTTTGCTAAAAACCGAAGCGAACATTTCACAACAACCAAAAACGCGCAGCCGGTAATGGTTGGTAATGGCTAGTAATTCGATTCGTGACTACTTATTAAGGCTCTTCAGCCGCCGCCATAACGGCTTCCATTCCGTAATTTTGGCCCGCATCGTCGAGTCGTCCGGAATTTTCTCTTCACCGTTTTTACTGCTCCAGGTCCTAAGCTCATCCGCATAATGGTGGACGTCAATGTCGTCGTTGGCCGGCACATCGTCGTTGTCCAGCATGAGAAAGAACTTCGCCTTATAGAGCTCCCAGTCGTAAACGAATTTACGACCACGCCTCGCTTGAGTGGATAGTTCATGATCAGCGGCGGGGTCCGAAATCAGCGCCGGGGATGACGGCGTCGGTACTCGGGATGGCGACGTCGACGCAAACACATCGGGCCAAACCTTCGCGAGCGCCGGTTTCCAGGCGAAGAAGGCGTACCCTCTGACCATCACGTATTGGCCGTATCCCTCATATACATGGCCGTCCCCACCAATCCAGCCTTTGAGCCAGCACTCGACCGGCACCAATTGACAATCAGGGAAGCCTACGGCGCGCCCGGCGTACCGCCGCATGATGGGCACGTCGCCCTCTCGTGCTTTCGCAGTCAGATCCTTCGCCGCCAAGTCAGCGTTGCCGAGTAGGTTGCCGAGCAGCGGGAGAATATGCCGGAGGGAAATCCAATTGGGGCTGTCGAGCGGAAACTCCTCCCGCCGCGTGCTAGGCTTGCCCTCAGCCTTGGCCATGTCGAACCCATTGGCTTCAAGGTCAGGCCGCGGTCGGGGCGCTTGAGCCGCCCCGCCCGGCCGCTTAGCGTTAGCGTAGATTCACCACTTTAGCCGGCTTGCCGCCGGCGATCTCCTCCACGCGGTCAGCCCAGCGCTGTAACGCGATACGGATCTCGTCGGCGTAGTCGTGCCGCTGATAGACGCCAACGATGCCGCGAAACGTACCCGAGGTGTGGTTGAGCGCCTTCTCGATGACCGGAACCGAGATGCCGAGCTTCTGCATGCCACTGGCACAGGTCCGGCGCAGATCGTGCAGGCGCCAAGCGTTGTAGGCGATTCCTGCCTGGGCGCCGATCCGCCGCTTGTGCTTGTCCCAGGCGGCGATTGCCGTCCTTCCGTCGGTGGTGAAGACGTAGCGACAGCCAGCAAACCGCGGCTGCGCCTGGATCAGCGTCCAAGCTTGCGTGCTTAGCGGGATCACGTGCTCGCGCCGGTTCTTGGTTCGCCTACCCGGCAGCTTCCAAACGGGGTGCACATCATCGAGCTCGGACCACTCCATTCGGCTGACCTCGTTGCGACGCGCCCCAGTCAGCAGCATCACCTTCAGGGCTCGGTCGAACGGTCCGGTGCCGGCGCATGCGCCCCATAGCGTGCACACCTCGGCATCGGTGAGAACGCGTTCGCGCGCCTTTTCCTCGTACGGGCGCTCGACACCCGCGACCGGGGAGAGCGCGAGCGCGTCGCGCCCGACCAGCCAGTTGAAGAACTTCGAAAGGATGGCGAGGGTCTTGTTGGCCTGATGGCCGCGACCACTGGCGGCGACGCCTTCGACCAGGTCGATCACGTCGCGCTTGCAGATGTCGCCGATCGCGCGGCCGCGCCACGCCGGCAGCACGATGCGGTTGAACACGCGCTCGGCGGCCCATGCGGTCGAGGCTCTGGTTTTGCGGCGGGCGTGGAGCTCGAGGAACGAGGCCACCGCCGCTTCGATGCTGTCCCTACCCCCTCCCGATAACCCCGTCACACCCGTCACAGACGTCACAGCGGCGGGGGCCGTCTCGAGCCGGTGGCGATGGGCCGCGGCTGCGGCGCGCGCGGCGGCGAGCGAGAGGCCGTCAGCGCCGGCGCGACCGAGGGTTCGCTTGCCGTTGACGCCGTTGTGGCGGAAGCGGACCGCCCAGCTGCGCGTGCCGCTCGGCTGGACGACAAGGTAAAGGCCGGGGCAGCCGGCGTCCGGGTATTCGGTGCGCGCCGCCTTGGGCCGCACCGCTTCGACGAACCTGTGGGTGATGACCTTCGCCATGACTGCATCCTTCCGCACGGGGTAAAGGGGTAAAACAGCCCGGCAAAACGCGCGTGCTCTGCCCTGACACGCCGTGTCGTTAGCACACCATTGCAAAGCGTAACAGGGCCAATAATGATGCGGGTTTTTCGCGGTCAACGCAGGCGAAAAATGCGCACGATTGCGCGTGTTCGCTACTGCCCCCGCAGTCCTTGCGCATGTCATTCTCCTCGCGTTCCTCGTGCCGCAGCTCACATACGTCGTCCCCGCGCAAGCGGGGACCCATAACCACCGGCCTCTGGAATATGGGTCCCCGCTTGCGCGGGGACGACCGCGGCATGGAAAGTGAGTAGCCCGCGTGAGCGAAGCGAAATGCGGGGCTACAGGCTGCTACAGATCAGCCCTTGACCAAGACCGGCCCGGTGCCGTGGGGCCGCTCGCCCTCGCTCATGATGCCGAGGCGTTTGGCGACTTCGGCATAGGCCTCCACCAGCCCGCCGAGGTCGCGGCGGAAGCGGTCCTTGTCGAGCTTCTCGTTCGACTTGATGTCCCAGAGGCGGCAAGAATCGGGGGAGAGCTCGTCCGCCACCACGATGCGCATGAGGTCGTTTTCCCACAGCCGCCCGGTCTCCATCTTGAAGTCGACGAGGCGGATGCCGACGCCGAGGAACAGGCCGGAGAGGAAATCGTTGACGCGGATGGCGAGCGCCATGATGTCGTCGATCTCCTGCGGGGTCGCCCAACCGAAGGCGGTGACGTGCTCCTCGGAGACCATCGGGTCG